CAGTGGCGATGTGCCATCACCTGTCAGGTAAGCCTGTCGGAGTTCAGACAGCTTGAGCATCGAAATAAACTCAGGCGAAAGAACGATGAATCGCCCTTCTTCTGGAATATTCAGCTCATCAAGCGCTTGACCCATGCTCAGAATCGAGGCGAGTATGTCGCCTGAAGTTTGAGTAGCCTGCGCCTGAATAGTCGTAGCACCAGTCACTATGCTAGATAGGACTTGAGTCTCAACAGCAATACGCATTTGCTCAGCAGCATCACCAGATGCGGCAGCAAGCATGTCGATATCACCTTGAGCTTTCAGGATGTCATCGACTTTAAAAGCGTAGCTTTTAGCCTGATCAATGTTCAGCTCGACTGTGCTGGTAGTCAGGTTTGAATAGCTGACAGTACCAGTATAGTCGGCAACTGAGACAGTGGGGACAGTACGGATGTGTACCTTGTCGCCCTGACCAGAGATTTCGCCTTCGTAGTCGGTGTTAGAAATAGCAGGAAGAACCGAAGATTTATAAAACTTCGCCTGCAACATTTTTGAAAAGACTTCGGGTATGAAGCCACCTTGGTTGGCCGCGTAAGTAAACGCTGCGCCCGATCCATTTGCACCAATAGCCATGATAAATTACCTTTCTGACAATAGTTTATTGCCGGATGTCTCCTTGGTTCATGGCCGCCAAAATTGCATCTTGATTTTTTTCAAAATCAGTATTAGACATTCTGGTAATATCCGCCACGGTCCAAGTTTGTTTTCCGGAACCTGTATTGGGTTTTCTGGATTTAGGGAGCTTCGGCTCTGCCGCTGCCCTTCCTTTTGCCAGTACCCTCTCTTGCGCCGTAGGTTGAGCATAACCACTGTCCACTTTGAACTTCGTCAAAACTGCAATGACATCGTTGCTAGAGCCGGACTCTACCCATTGATGTACTTGCCCATTTTGCTGCTCCATCCAATCGTCCCAGTCTCCCGTCCCGACAATAGCGTCTAGGTCTGGGTGGGACTCTCGTATGAGATCCATGTGAGCCGCTTGCGCTGTACGCTGGGCTTCTTCATGCCTCATCTGATGAAGTTGTTCTAATGCACCTGTAGCTTCTGCCACCTTTGCTTGCGTCCTTTCCATCTCATCAAGTATAGGAGCCGCAAGATCGGGGTATTCTTCCCTCACTTGTTTAAGCGCCTGTACATCGACATCTTTTTCTGCAAGCTGATTCTTCAAATTTCCCAGCTCAGCCATGATCTGCTCGTTTTGCCTTCGCAGTTCTTTAGCCTCAGTGGTTGCCTGAGTCATCTTCCGTTGAGCATTCCTGTAGCGGTCATCGGCCTTTTTTTGCGCCAACTCCTCTTCCGACACATCGCCGCCTGTATCTTCTAAGGGAATCTCTTGCTCAGATTCAGCCGTATCCGCAGATTCTTTGGGGGCTGTTGATTTGCGAGTTCGGGCTTCTGTCGGTGTGTCCCCTTCGGGTTCCGCTGAAACGCCTCTTGCTGCGCTTATCATCTCTTGAGCTTCCGCTTCAAGTGCTTCTGGATCTACTTTTGCCATACTACGGTTCCTTTTTGGGGGTGTCCGTTATTCAATACTGTGAGTTCGCTTTGGCGCTCTCTCAGCATCAAGAACCGCAGATGCGGTTTTAGTTAGCCCCAGCATTTTGCGTAGCTCGTAAGCCCGCCCCTGCTGGTAGCGAAATTGTTTCTCGTCTGCCGCCTCTAGTTTTTCGAGAGCGTCAGATAGGTCGGCCTCCAGAAGGTGGACCAGATGGGGCCATTCCTCCGTCATTGACAGCACCTTGATCGCTCTGGCTTGCTTGGGCGAGCATGCTTTGTTGCTGTAGAAGTGCTTGCTGTTCGGCACGGATCTGATCCTCCGTCTTAATAACTTTTTCAGCATCAATCTCCATGCTCGCAGCGATGTCGCGCAAAAGCTTAGCGCGGTCAACGAGTCCTGCATCCATAGGGTTTGAGACCAGCGAAAGGAATTGTAATAAGCGCTGGCTTTGCACTTCTTTTTGAATAAGAGCAGTGCTTCCGCGAGCCACAATTTTCAAATCGCCTTTGGCTCGCTCGTTCGTTCCAAACTCCATATTAAAGTGGAACAATGATTCAATCATAGGGCGTATAAGGAAATCGTCAATATTTTTTATTGTGCTTTTAAGCGCCACGTTAGCAGCGCCCATCAACATAGACATACCTGTCGCTGTTTTATTTAAACCTTGCGACTGCTCACCGTGCGTGTACGAAGGTAGAGATGTCGTTTCATCGGCAAACCGGCGAAAAATTTCAATGATTTGATTAAGGCCATTTGCGTTGGCGGTTGGCTGGTAGTATCGAACAGCCGGCATCGATCCATCACCACCAGAGCGCAGGAATACTCGCCAAGGATGAAGGTCTGTAGGATCTTCCCCTGCCGCGAGCAAATCAGTATTCACTTCTACCATTGGCCCAGAAGACAGGGCCATGTTGTCTAGCCAGATTCGGGTGGCAGCGTTCATCGTTTGCTGCGAATCACGCATCATCCTCGGCACACCTATGCCCCAAAATTGATGGGGGGTACGCTCGTAAGGAAAAATTTGGTACGGAATGCGGTATCCCTTTACCGCATTGAGCGAGGCTTTAATCACCTTAGTTCCTGTGAGCCAGATGTTCGCATCAAACTCCTCGGACGGGTCGGAGCCTTCAGGAAGCTCAACGCCAGCGTCCATGAGGTCATAGCCATCGATGGAACCCCAGTATTCTAAAAGCTCGTAGCGGTGAGAGCTTTGATGTTGGTTAATGCCGGCAATATGCCGCCGTGTGCGCTCATGATTTTCTTCTGTGTGATTCCCCTTGCGATGGTCTTTCAAGACAGACAGGATCATCTCGGTATCAAAAGAAGGAAGATCGGCCAAGTCTCTTAGCTGGCGGCGAGTAAGTATATGGCGGCGGAACAGCCCATCACAGTCTTCCAGTGTCGTGCAGTATGGATCTGGATACAGGTCAAAAATTGACACCGACTCAATTTCTGGGCGGACCTGTTCTTCCACGCTCATTTGATAGCTTTCGTTGCCAAGATCGTCAGTGGCTAAAGAGTACGCCTTACTGGCTTCAATCTTAACCGTTCCACTTTTGATTGCGCCACTGCCATAAATACAGGCTTCCAGCATCGCCTCTTTTAATTTTTGATCCGCGTTTTGCTCAAGCAACTGGTCAGTAATGTCCGTCTGCATTTCTTTTGCTGCAAGCGCTGCCCAATCTTCCTCTTGCTGGCGTAGCCCTTTTTCAATGCGCTCTTCGTTTTCTAAAAAAACCTGTTGAATAACCTCCGGTGGCTGGCCTTGAGCCATTGCCATGATGTTTTGCACCAAGTTTTGCTGCATTTGCATGCGTTTTCGCGGGTTTATGGTGGGTCTGGGGGTGGGCTTTATAGAGAAAAACTGGTCAGAAGTTTGAAACAAAAGGTCAACAATACGGCTATATGCCGCCATTACCTTAGTTCTGGTGAGTCCAACAAAGACTTTGCTGCGCTGTCCGGCTCCGCCGTTAAGCCTAGCAAGGATTTCAGGGCTGTACTGTCCGGAGAATTGACGGAGATCGTCTATCCATTCATCTTCAGTGTCTCTGCGGGCGTCTTTAAATTCATCAAACATCAAGCGCAGGCGATTGCCAATATTGGTTAGCTCGACATCTTGCTGCCCATCAGGGTTCTCAACGTCTATTCCTTCGTTGCCTTCAAATTCCTGATCGTCTTCAAAATCTTCTTCCATCAGTAGCCCACCACGGTATCAACAGCTTCAAAGCGGCGAGGAGCCAAAAGTCTCTTGGGTCGCGGCATAGTTGCCAGTCCGTGGAGTGCGATAGCAAAAGCCATCACTCTGTCATCATAGCAGCCAGATTGAGCATTGGTAGCCCCCTTTTCATTTATGACATATGTCCGCAGTTCGCGAATTAAATGAACGTCTGCAACTCCCGCATCTCGCTGGCGAATGAGGGCCGCAAGGTTGTCAATAATTAGCGGTTTGGTTTTACTGGTCGTTAAGAAACCTCCGCGCTTCGTCATCTTGTCTCCATAGGCTCCGTCTACACTGCTCTCGACAAACATAGACGGATAGCTGATCTCTTGCAGTCTTCTCAGTGTGGTCAAACCGTGATTGTTTCTTTCAACAACCATGTAAGCGCCGTTGTAACGCTGGCCCAGTTGAGACAGAATTTCGCCAAACTCCCAAGGGTCTACATGCCCGTGATAGCAAGCGACTTGCCTGCCCCTAGCATCCAGCACTTGAGCGCAAGAGTAGTCGCCGTGAGATAAGCCTTCGGCAATGTCAGCGCCAATCACATAGGACTCGTTGTCCATTGGGCGATGCCATTCTCTGTAGGGTCCAGAATCTCTTTCGTAAAGTTGCGACTCGGATAGCTCGCCAATAAAGTCTGGCGTATAGCACTCTTCTTCCGCCGCTGACAACACGTTGTCTTCCACAAAGCATCGGCCAGATGTCAGAAAGGCTTCCATCTCGTTAGAGGGATACTCTTGACGAAACAGATCAAGAGAACCTAGCTCGTCAATTTTGTCCCGCCTAAACTGAAGCTGCTCGTCATCCAAATCATATTTTTCGGACAGAGCCTCCT